ACAAGGGTAAAGTTTTTAGGATTATAAATGATACTTCAAACTGCGAGCTACAGTACCAAACACAAGCATGGTTTGACAACGAGTTTTTTGTAAACAACCCAGTATCAGGTGCGCCTAGGTATTTTACTTATAACGGCGTAGACGCTAACGGTGATACACAAATTGACGTGTATCCTAAGCCTGACGGTGTTTACTCATTAAAAGTAAAAGTAGTTTTGCGTAATGTACCTCTTAGTGCTGATGCAGATACACTAGCTATACCCAGCAGCCCCATAATTCACATGGCAGTAGCTTTGTTAGTCCGTGAGCGTGGCGAGACAGGTGGTACATCTACTGTTGAATACTTTGCTCTGGCTGATAAGTACTTATCTGATGCTATTGCTATGGACGCTCAAAAACACCCTGAAGAAACAATCTTCTACACACCGTAGGAATTATTATGGCACAGCCTTTACAAAGCATTAACTTGGTTGCTCCTGCGTTTCAGGGAATCAATACAGAAGATTCTCCTCTTGCTCAGGATACGTCTTTTGCTGAAGTTGCCGACAACGCCATTATTGACCGACAGGGCCGATTGGCGGCTCGTCAGGGTAACAGTGTAATTACAACCAACAAGACCGTGTTGGGTACTGACTATATCCACAATATTCACGAGTTCTACGATAGTGCTGGTAACGAGGTTATCTTTAGTACTGGCAACAACAAGATTATAACCGGCACTACTACGCTAGTAGATGCTACGCCCGGCTCTTATACAATTACCGCTAATGATTGGAAGATTGTTAACTTCAACGACAAGGCTTACTTTTTTCAACGCGGTTATGACCCCTTGGTATATGACAATGCTAATGGTTTAAGGACGTTTAGCGTTGTAAACAGTAGCTCAACAAATGCTACATTTAAGTGTAACGAGGTTATTGCCGCATTTGGCAGACTGTTTATTGCTAGCAATGCTACTAATGACACCGTTATTTATTGGTCTGATTTATTGGATGGCGATAAGTTTACCGGTGGCTCTAGCGGATCTATTGATGTTGCAAAGGCTTGGCCTAACGGTGCAGACAAAATTGTTGCCCTAGCGGCTCACAACAACCTTCTTGTGGTATTCGGTGAACATAGTATTATTGTTTACTCAGGAGCAAGTAGTCCTGCAAGCATGGCAATAAGCGACACTGTATCGGGTGTGGGCTGCGTAGATAGGAAAACAGTACAGAATATTGGTACTGACTTACTGTTTTTAAGCGATGACGGTTTACGAAGCCTTGGAAGAGTCATACAAGAAAAATCTCTTCCTATAACAGACGCAAGCCGTAACGTAAAACAAGATTTGATTGCAAAAATAAAATCCAAGACTAGCCCAGCTACGTCTGTGTACAGCCCTGAAAACTATTTTTATTTATTAGGACTGCCTGACAGTAATCTTATATATTGTTTTGACCTAAGAGGTCGTTTGGAAAACGGAGCGTTCCGTGTAACTAAGTGGCCTAGTGTTGACTTTAAGAGTTTTGCTAGAGACCGCAACGGTGACATTTACATTGGTACGGTTGCTGGAATTGGAACTTATGATGGGTTTGACGATAACAACTCGTCATATATTTTTCGGTACACAAGTCCGGGTTTAACGTTTGGTGATCCGTCGAAGTTAAAACTACTGAAAAAGATACGACCTACAATTGTTGGCGGTAACAATGCAGACATTATCTTGAGCTGGACGTATGATTTTTCAGTTCAGGCCAATACGTCAAAGTTTAGGGTTGGTACATCAACACCTGGCTTTTATGGTGTGTCAGAGTACACGGCTGTTGAGTTTACACTTGGCGATTTGATTAGTCGAAAGTCTTTAAATTGTACGGGGAACGGATCTGTAGTTTCTGTGGGGCTACAAACAGAAGTAAATGGTAGCTCTATATCCCTACAAGAAATGAACGTGTTAGCCTTGGTAGGTAAAACAGTATGATAAATAAAAACAGAGGAATTAAGTAATGGGTATTTTAAGCGATCTATTAGGAGGAGTTGCGACAGACCTGTATCAAGACATCCCTCAACAAGTCAAATCACTGTACACAACACCATTGACGCAGGTTACAGCGCCTGATATAAGTTTTCAGCCATTTACTGTAACAGGCCCAACAGGATCAGCAGTTCAAGCGTCTGCTCAAGGCACTACGTTTGGGTTAAGTCCTGCTGAACAGGCGTTGCAAGAAAACCTTTTGACAGGCTCTGGACAAATGTTTGAGCAGGCTTTAATGCCTACAACAGAACGAGAGGCATCTATTTACGACAGAATTAGGGCCACCCAACTTCCAGAAGAAACACGCCGAAATTTAATGTTAGAAGAACGTTTGGCAAACCAAGGACGTTTAGGCGTTCAAAGTGCTATGTTTGGTGGTACGCCAGAGCAACTAGCGTTAGCTAAAGCTCAAGAAGAAGCAAAAAATCAAGCGGCTGTAATGGCAATGCAACAAGCAGCACAAGAACAACAACGACAAGGTGCTATGGGTGCTCAGTTCTTACAGCAAGCATACACTCCTCAGTCTGCAATGTTGTCATCGTTCTCCCCTGCTCTTAACGTAGCGAGCATGACTGACGTAGCTAGACGACAAATGGGTGAGTACGATCTTGAAACGCAGATTGCTAACTTGGAAGGTGCTCTTGGGCAACGTGCTGGGTTGGGAAGTCTGTACTCAGGTATGTTCTCTGGAGCAGGTAACTTAATTGGTGGTCTTGCCGGGGCTACTGGCGATATTTTAGGCGGCTATCTGAGCACACTTTAGGGCAGAGGTTAAAGGACAAAATCATGGCTATTAGAAGAATATCAAACATAGGCGGTATGCTGACTCAGGCTGGACAACAGCAAGCTGAGATGTTGGGACAAGGAGCTAGTGCTTTTGGAATTGGTGTAGGGGCTGGCTTAGGTGCTATTGGGCAAGGTGTGCTTACGGGCATACAACAGAGGGACGTTCAACAGGCGCTGACTGAGTTTAAGGATAATCCCGCTAAACTAGACGAGCTTGCGGCACAGTACGCAGCACGACAAGAAGCTGAAATAGCAAATGCTTTTACTGCTGCCGCTAAAAATGCAAGACTAGCAGCTACTCAAAGCGCTTTGAAGGGGATGGATATGTCAGACCCTAAATCTCTTCTAGCAACAGGCCAACAGGTTATGGGACAAGATATAGAGGCTGGCATGGGTTTAATTACGCAGGGCGTGTCAATGCAAAGAGCGCAAACAAAAGGCGTAAGAATGGCAGCTAACTTGAAAAAAACTTTTGGTGGTGGAACCAACGAAGCTGTAAACTCTCTTGCTGCTGAATTAAGTAACGTAGCAACTTCCGAAGGTCTTGATACTTTGATGCCTTTTTATTTGGAGCTTATGCAAGAAAAAATACCCATGAGCGGAAAACCCGAAAGGTTCGCTGTTTTAATGGGCGTTATTCCTAATATTAATGACCAAATGTACAAAGATTTGGGCGTAGCTAACATGGATGAGAAGTTTTTTAACGACTTTGCCTCAGGTCTATCAGGAGGAAAAATAACTCCGTACATCTATGAAAAACCAGACGGGACACAAGAAACAAAAGCTTTTAGAGAGCTTAATGGATTAGTATATGTTGGCGGTAAATACGTAACTCCAGAAAAAGCGGGAATACTTGCAAAAGCTCCCCATGTAGAGCGCATTGAAGCTGCCGCTGGAAGTTTCCAAGATGAAATAGTTAAGAAAAATGCTGAAGGCTTTTTTGACTTACACACACAAGCTAAAAGTGCCAGACAAGGTATTGAAGGTATTTCGGAAACCATTGACGGTATTGAAAATATGACAACTGGATCAATGGCAAATCAATTAGTAGCCGTGCAAAAATTCTTTAGCCAACTAGGTCTTGATTTAGACATGACAAACGTTACGACCTTTGAAGAGTTTATGGCTCGCTCTGGTGTTAGAGTTGCCGGTTTCATTAAAAACTTGGGATCAGGAAACGGAATTACTGAGAAAGACTTGGAGTTTACGAGACAAGTAATTGGTGGATCAGCTACACTAGAAAAATCATCTTTGGTTAAAATCTTGCGTGAGTTTGAAGCGGCTAGTATTAAGAAAATTAATGGCTACAACGTGGTACAAGCTAAAACATACAGTGAGTACAAAAAAGCAGGAGGAAACCCTGATCTTGATATGAGTTCGTTCATGCCGATTAACATACCAGAAACTAGGTTCGACGTTGACATTGAGAACATAGAGAAGGTGGATCCATAAAATGGCACAGACAACTGTTGTGATTACAGACAAGGAAACTGGCTCAAAATACAGGGTTCCTGTAAAGCATCCTGACGGCGCTACGCCAGCAGAAATACAGCAAATGGCCCAACAGTTTGCAGCAAAGGGCGGGTTACAGGAGTATGAAAACAAAGTAAACCCGCCTTTAACTCCTAT